AACATCCGCTGTAGATGCAGGACCAATTAGTGTAACAGCGTTAGTTCCATTATCTGTATCTTCTTTGAATAATATAGAACCTGCTGCAGAGGACGAACCTGTTAAAATAGGAGCCGTCAAACTTTTGTTTGCAAGTGTTTGTGTTGAGTCTGTGGTAATTATTGATTGACTAGCAGAACCCCCGCTTGGAAGTGTCAGAGTGGAAGGGTAGCCAGAAGCACTTGACAAGTCGCTATGTGATGCTGCAATAATTTTTTGTCCGTGACTATTGTTTTCACAGTTAAGAGTTATAGCACCTTGATTAGTATTTCCCTTTACAACTACATGCCCTGTGCCATTAGCAGCTAATTCAATATTTGCATTGGATGTGGTAACAATATCATTACCATTCATATCGAGGTCGCCGCCCAATTGAGGAGTGCTATCATCTGCTACATTTGATATAGCACCAGATGCTGCTAATCCAGATACAATTGCACTTCTTGCAATTTTTTTAAGACCACCACCTGATGTATCAACAGCTATAAATACGTCATCATTAGCGACTGTAGATATTTCGGATAAACTCGTTACTGAAACAGGATTAAAGTTTGTGCCATCAGCAATAAGAAGATGACCTGCAGTATTTGTACCCATTGTCAGGTCATCACCTGATATGGTTAAGTCTCCTGCAATTGTAGCATCTGCACCTGAAAATGTCAAGGCAGTTGTTGTACCTGATTTTACTACAAGGTTGCCAGATGAGTTAGTTAAAGAACCATATGTTGTTCCGTCATCTTTTAAGAATACATCACCCCCACCTGCATCAAGATTAATGTCAGCAGTTGCATCCAAAGTTATATCTGTGCCAGAGTCTATCTCTGCAATTACAGGTGTTGTAAGTGTTTTATTAGTAAGTGTTTTGGAAGTTTGTGAAAGGTAAGTATCAAACGTATCAACAGTTGTTTGACGCATTGTACCACCATCATTAGTAACAATACCATCACCACCTGCTACAGCAGTTGTGCCAGCAGATGTATCACCGTCAATAATATTTAATTCTGTTGTAGTAACAGTAGCACCATCTAATATCTCTAGTTCTGCCTCCGATATACCTGCACTGCCTATTGTAAGTGTGCCAGATATATCTACGTTACCATTTATATCTATTGTTGTAGCGGCAATCTGTACTTCTGTATCTGCTACAATATCTAACTGTCCATCAGTGCTAGAATTTATAAATATTGCTGTATCACGAAACTGCACTTTTTCTGTGGTTGCTAATAGTATATCATCACTAAACTCAAAGTAATCTTCATCCTCTTTCCAAGTAAGCACACCATCATTAGTATTTGCATCAAAGGTTATAGCTATATCAACATCACCACCCGTACCAAATGTAAGAGTGTTTGAAGCCAATGTAGAAATAGGGCCACCCTCTGCATCTGTGCCATCATGTGTATGACCTGTGCCAGAAGCAGCAAAAGCTACAAGTTGGTCAAACTCATCATTAGTGTGGGCGGCTGTGATGGTATCGCCATCAGCATAGGTAGATTGCCGTGTATATGTTGCACCCATTACCTTCTTGCTCCTAATTGATATTCTAATTGAAATCCTTTTAATGAATAAGGACCAGTTTCAGTTGCCCCATCTTCAACACGAAGTGCTACAGCAAAACCTGAACCTTCTACAGACTTACGAACAATCGGCTGTGAAGGTCCACCGTAACTAGCAGTTCCATATTTAGAAGAGCCATAAATACCTGCTACATTTAAACTATCTAATGGATAAGCTGCAGGTCTAATAGATTGTGCAGATTCGTAATCATATCGCACAAACATATCTGCATCAATAGTTGTTTCTGGTGCATAGTTAATATTTACACGTTGCATATATTTTCTAATGCCGGGGTCTCCAAACGTAAGGTCAGGACTTCTATACTTTGCAAATATTAACGTGCCGTCAAATGTGTCACCCGTATCCTGCCTATACACAAATCCATCAAATCCACCGTGTATAGGTATCACTTCTCCTGTCTCAACAGTTGTATCTGTGCAGTTTGGTTTTATGCCTTTTAACTGCGAAAACTCAAACCCTGTTCCTTTAAGCACACAGATAACACCAATTGTAGCTGGCTCAGTTCCATCTTTACTAAAGAATATTCTATACTGCGTTTTATCTGGTATAACTATAGATGTAAAAGAAGCAGAGTCTACTAAGTTTTCTTTAAACAAAGGTTGTACGTTAGAACTAATAGTACCAAGTTCCACGTCACCAATTCTTGCTGTACCAGCGATTGTTCTTAAACCATCTGGACCTAAGAATATTAAATCACCAGCAAATTCTTGAATGGTAAATCCATTAACACAACCAATGTCACGTGTAACCGCTGTAACTGTAAAATCTGAAGAACTTGACCCTGTTAATTTAAATATTCTGTTTTCACAAAATACAAATAAGTCATCACGAAAAACTTTTAAACCAGTGATAGTATCATCAACAGTTAATGATATTGCAGGTAATGTACCACTTGTTGAAAAGTTATCTTCGTCAAAACCTTTACTGATTACTATTTCTCCGGGTGAAGATGATTTCCCAGCATAAACCATGTGGTTTTTAAATGATGCGACAAATTGAACACCAGAAACAGAACTATCACTTACATCTGCAGCCGTTAAAGAGGTGTTAAATATTACAGGTGCATTTACACCATCTACCATTATTATTTTTTCATTACCGTCAAAGTTATATCGTTCAAACTGATAACGACCTGCGCCAGTTCTACCTGTATCTCTCTCTGTCCAAGTCTCTGACACAACATCTGTAGCCACGTGTGCAGCAGCAGTTGTACTACTTGTCGCACGTGTAACACCTGTAAAGGCCGTTGCCGTTTTACCAGTATATGTAAATATCTCAGAGTTTATTTGTATTGTGCCACTAGAACTAAATGCAGATGTATCTTTTGCATTGATAGTTCCAGAACCACTCATGGTATCGCTTGCAGATATTTTAAGTGTTATTGTTGTAGAAGCAGAACTAAATATTTTAGTGCCTCTAGCTGCAAGTGTAAACTTGTTAAATGATGCTACCATTAACACTGCTTCAGTAGTATCGGCAGTAAATGGTACAACTTGGTTTATGTGTTTTTTAAATCCATTTATTCTTTTGTAACCACCTTCAATATCAGGTTCAAAGTTAGTTAACTCTAGTGCCTGACCCGGTTGCATAATAAAGGTAGACCTGTTTAAAACAAGCCCACCTTCACAGTTAAATGAAAAAGGTTGTGTTCCTGATTGGTCAGCCATTTACGACACCCTTGGATTTATATTCGCACTTCCTGAGTATCCTTGATGTGGCAGATAGGTAGACCTGACATATTCAAATTTATTAACAAGAAGAGTTTGCATATTTTTTATACCTTGCTCAAATCGTGCAAAGTTAATGCCATACTGTTGTGACTCTCCTCTGTACTGATATACAAATGCAGTCGCACCATCCACAATTACAGGAGCAAATCTGTCTGGTATAGTTGTTGTGTCACTGTGTGCAGATAAATCAGACGGGAAAGTAAAGTAGTCAAACTTTAGTGAATATTGTTTATCAGGAAAAGGATACAGCAAATAGTTGTTATCTAAGGTACGAGAAACATATAATGGTACACCACCACTATCAAACTGCGCTACCTGCACACCACTTGCATGTGCTGCTGCTGTTGTGCTTTCTGCACCACGTGTAACACCTGTGAGGTCATTGCCCAGTATACCTGTATAAGATACTACCTCGTTGCCTATATGTGCTGTACCTGCGCTATCAAAGCCTGTGGTAGATGTCAATGTAAGTGTAGTAACAGAATCAGAATGTGAGCCATTAAGAGTTGTTGTTACTATCTCATCTTCTTGTGTAATATAACTATTAACATATTCGTTATAATCTAATTTACCCAGCTTGCCACCAGACACAGCTAGGTCTTCATCTTTTACAATTCTAAATGTATTATAATCTACAGTTTTAGTTGATGCAGGTAAACTGTATCTAACTGAACCAGCTACAAGTGTTTCTGTTTGTGTAGCATGGTTAAATGGATAATTAAATTCTCTTTGATTTATATATCTAATAGCTTCATTAACAGCATTCTTTGCTTGCGTTTGTACACCCCTAGCTGTAGAAAAAGTAGTAGATGTTAACTCTACCTCATTCAGATGGGTTAAAACTTTATTTACAAGTGTGAGGTATGATTCAGCCATTTATAATATTCTCTGGTAAGAGTAAGAAGGGGCAAGTTACCCTGCCCCCTCAACTTAGTTATGCGAGTTGGTCGCGGTCTACTTCTTGAGCAGTCATGTCGCCGGGGTCATCAACATCCATGCAGACAGCAAACATGCGGATTTTACCACCTGTTGTTGTGCCTGTCATTGCCTGAATTTCAATGTCAATGGTATCTGAAGTGCCACCAATAAGAACAGGAGTTTGTCCTGCCTTGAAAGCATAGTCACCTACAGATGCGCCATCAAAATCAAAACCGTCAACAAAGTTATCAAGGTCTCCACCTGTAACACCAAAATCAAAATCTGTGTTAGTTGAAGTACCTGTGTGAGCAGATATTACTTCAAAGCCAGCACACATAATTAGGGTATTCGCAGGAATAGTCAAACCCGGAATAACATCATCAGCAGCAAGGGCTGTGCCTTTATCACTTGCAGCAGTAGCAAAGTTCAACTCTGCTGAAAGCAAGTAAGGCTTACGACCACGAGCGTCATTTCCACGTGCTACGGAAGTAGTATTATCACCAAGAGTCATAATTTAGTCCTCCCTTACACTAGACAGAAACGAGCGTTAACAAGAGCCTCTGGACGAAGAATCTTGCGTCCATAGAGGTGCATACCACGAACAATGTCAGCAAAGCTGTCAGGGTCACGATATGTTTCTGTCTTGTTAATTTGCTCTGCGGTAGCAACGGCAGATGAATGTCCACCAACAATCACACCAAAGTTGGATGAGTTAGTACCACCAGTAGTGGCAGAACCTGTTCCAATCTCAGGAAGGTTGTTAGAAACATACACTTGGAAGCCGTGCAGGTTATTAACAACAAGTCCGTTGCGAAGTCCACCTGACTCACCATAGTCTTGGTTCAGAAGTTTAGAATCTTCATCCTTCAAGATTTCTAGGAATACAGGATTGACTACAAGCCAACGACCTTGAGTATCCACATTTTGCTGGTCCAGCTTACGAGCCATACGAGCAATAATCATGGTTGGGTTAGCGTTGCCTGACCCCGGTACAGCAGATGCACCCGGTAAACGTGGCTGAATACCAATACCATTGTCGGCAGAACCGCCAAAGTCATTAGCATCAACTTGCATTTCAGCCAGCAATTCATTAGAACCTGCAGTAGAAATTGCCTTTGAACCATTTACGGTTGTATTGGCAGTATCTGCTACACCATGAATTGCAGACTGTTTAAAGCCACACATATAACCAAGAACGTCTTGGTCAAACTGGTCAGCCAAACGATACGCAGCACGGTCACTTGCCAATTGCTGGAAGTTTACGTGGCTATGCGCCTCTTCAATGTCATCAACCTTAAACGCAAAGTAGTTAGCTTTGTCGATAGTAAGGTTGAAATCTTCATCATCAAGGTCTTGCGGTGTGATTGTTGTACCACGTGCATAAGCCTTGACGGTGATTTCGGGTTCTTTGATAATCTTAACGGAATCACCCATCTGTGCAATTTCACCAAAGTAGTCATTATTGGAAATTGCTTCAGCAACAGCGGCCTTGCGGAAAGCAAGTTGCACCTGTTTGCTGTAGATAATAGGCGAAAAATTACCGTTAGGAAGATTACCGTACCCACTAGCGGTTGTAAACGCCATAGTACCATCTCCTTATTTAGGTAGTTTTTGTTTTAAACAGATACAAACTAAGGCTATTAGAGGCTGCGTTGCTTGGGTGTGACTGTACGGGTCAGGCCAAACTCTTCAGGTAATCCGTAAGACTGTGTGTTTGCATGGTTGAAGTGTGCATATTGCGCTACACGCACACTTCTTATTGACTATAGTTATATTCAATTTTAACTATTTGTCAACACTTTTTTCTTTCGGCACTTCAATTACATTCATATTCATGCTGAAAGACCTGCGTTCACCTTTTGTGTAGAAAGGATATACGCAGTGAAACAATTGTGCAGGAAAAACATAGAAGTCACCAACTCTTGGTTTAATTAAGAAATTAGTGCTTGTATAACCAGCAGCCGTTCCATAGGCAAACTGTATATGCCCATGAGAAGGATGATGGTCTTTATAATCTTCTTCCCACTCTTTTTCTATTCCTTCCGGAAGTTTTAAATATCCAACACAAGATAGTCTACCACCTGTGTGAATATGTAAAGGGTTATACTCATTCTCAAATTGCCTTACAAACCAACCTGAAGCAATTTGAATACCATAGTTAAAGTTTTCAAAGTCCAAACCTTTATTACCAAAATGGTTTCTGTGGTCTGTATACGCCTGATACTGTAATACAAATTTACCTAGTTCTTTTTGTACCTCTGTTACAGTGTCTTCATCAAAGTGTAATTCCTCTGAAACTTTACCAACTAAATTGTCTGAGTAATCTTCTAACTTATCAGTCATTCTACTGTTAAGTTTTTCTACAAATTCATCAGGCATTTTAAAGTAACCCATTGTAGGGCCAAATGGAGCAATAAACTCCATTTCATTTTTAGGTTCATATATAATACTCATCGGGCTGAACCACTAATATCATATATAAACTTACCACTGCGAATAGCTTCCATTATCTCATCGGAATGCTTTTCATATTCTTGTGGTGACATTGCCTGAACCTGCGACTCTTTTAAATAAGTGGAAGATTCTTCTGTCTGAGGTGCGCTTCTTGAGCCTTTACCAGACACCGCTTCAGCCGCACCTTTAGTCTTCTTAGCTTTCTTTTCACTTTTTATTCCCTTATCTGCTTTATACAAGTCAATAGCCCGTGCTGCAGACCTTGCATCATTATCATTCTCATATAGTGCATCTTGCACCCATTTAGGTTGTTCATCAGCCCACATATGAAAATCATCGCTATCACGAATCTCATCAAAGTCAGGGTGTAGTCGCATTAACTCAGCTTCAGCTTTTTCTTTAGTTGCAGATATCTGCATATCATCAATTGCTTTCATACGCTGTTCAAGAGCAGCGTTTTGCTCTTTAGCTTTTTTTATAGCAATTGTTTCAACAATTTTTGCTACATCAGGATATTCTTCTGCCCACTGTTCAATGTCTTCATCAGATTTAGGTAGCTTCATTTCCTTTTGTGCAGCAACAGAAAGCTGAGTTTTTAAACTTTCTATTTCTTTTTTTAACTCTTCTGCTTGCTTTTGTTGATGCCTACGCAAGTCAGAATAACGCTTCTTAAATGTTTTTTCCTCTGCGCTTTTAGGTTCAGCTTCTTTTTCATCTGGTTCTTCTGCTTCACCCTTTTGTTCTTTAAGCAGTTGCTCCAGTTCTTCTTCTTCTTTTTTAATCCGTTCTTCTTGCGAATACGGTTTACTTACAAAAGCAACCTTTTTTTCTGGTTGCATCTCTTCTGCCATAATAGCTTGTTCAGCCATTTCTTTCTCCTTTGGGGCTAACCGTAGCCAGTGTTGGGGGGTTAGGTAGCCATTGAGTTATCTAGGATATTAACGTGTTCCTAGTCCACGTTTTCTAGGTCTAGTTGTTGTTTTAATAGCAGATAAGTCTGCAATCCTTGATATCTCAGGACCAAGCACTTTACCTAAAACTCTTAATTCTTCTGTACCTACCATGCTACCAATAATATCTTTTTCATCGTTAGATAAATTATTGTAGCGGTCTACCATCTCTTGTTTTAATTCTTCAACTGTTTCAGCCATATTATATCACCTATTTAACAAAAAGTCCAGTAGCAAAAAACTGTATTGTTCTTATGTAGTAATTTACTTTAGATTTAATATCTTTTCTTAAACCTCTGCCACAAGCAACGAAGTTTTTAAACTCTGTATAATACTCATGTGCTACACCTTTTTGCACCGCACGATTTGCATGATATCTGTATCCACGTCTAAACGCCTCTCCATACCATTTACCATGATATGTTTTTTCACACCAAAGTTCTGCTTTAGCTTTATCAAGTAAACTAAATCCACCAGTAGACACACCATGAGTTGCTATTACACAACTACCACCAGTAGATTGATTATCAGGGTTATTAGTAACTACATTTCCAGAAGAACTACGAACAGCCTTACCACTACTACTTGTTACAGCAGTAGACCTTGGGTCACCTGTTTGTCTTTTTGCTTCAGAATCAGCATCTGATTTATTTACAGCAGCAGCCCTAGCTGCAGCAGGACTATATCCAGAGTCTTCGTATCTTTGTTGATGTCCAGATATAATTGATTCACGTGCTGCTGATTGTGCTTCAACACGAGATGATGCACGTTGAAATCTTTCAGTTTCTGCATCTGCACTTCTTCTTTGTGCTGCCTTTACACGACTACTTTCATCTCTTCTAGCAGCAGGAGTGCTAAACTCTGTTGGGTCTGAAGGTGTTCTTTCTGCAGTGGGTGTAAAGCCACGTTCAAATTGCTCTATGTCAAAAGCATCTCTTGTTTGTGTATCTGCAAACTCATCGGCAGCTACAGGTGTAGATGCACGAGTACGTGTAGCATCAGCAAAATCAGCAGGTATTGTTGTGCGTCCTTTTATTTCACTAGTAATTTCTGGTGTATCATCAATTCCTTCAGAGTCAAACTCACCTCGCTCTTCACGGTTAATTTGGGCAGCATCTGCAGCAGTTTCACCTGCTCTAGTTACTTGCGCTGTTTCTACTCTTGTTGTAGGTAACGCTTCTTCTGGTAAAACATCTGAAAGTCTTTCAAAAGCTAAATCAGCATCTGCTCTTTCTGCATCACTTACACCTATACCTTTTCTCATATCCTCTATATTTTTAGCAAATTTAACTGGTTCAGGTTCACCACGAAGTCCTGCTTTACCCAAAAGGTCTCCTACTATTCCCCCTGTAAAACCAACTTGGTCTCCTGTACGTGGGTCAAAACTATTACCATTACCATCAGCAATAGTTCCATCTGCTAGTATAGTTCCTGCTGTAGGATTACCTGTTAATAAATTAGCACCCGGTATAAAATCAAGAACAGCTTCTGCAGCACTTTGTTTTTTAGTAAACCCTAAATTCTCTGCTGCTTTTGTACGTTCATTGACTGTATTTTTATACTCTTGCGCACTTCGTTGTTGTTCAATAGATGGCCCACTATCTTCCTGTTGTTGGACAGGTGCTTGAGTTGTTGTTGGTGGTGTTGTTACGGGAGCATCTGCAGTAGGTTTAGTTGCAGAAAAACCTGCAGGAACAGGTATCAAAGGATTACCATTACTGTCTACAGGAATTTGTATGGTTCGTCCATCAGCATGATAATAAGTTACAGTTTGTGGCATACCAAACGTAGGTGTTGGTTGTGTAGGCATCATTGGCACAGACTGCTGTGTAGGGGGTGTGTAAGCAGGTAAAGTGGGAGCAGGTGTTACGGGAGGTTGCACTGGTGGTATGGTAGGTATACCCGGTTGAGGTGCAAATTGAGATGGAACAAAACTTACATTTTGTGGTGGTACAAATCCACCAACCTGAAAGTCCATACCATCATCTTCTAACTCTAAATCATCCATACTAAACGGAACATCATCAGGCAGGGTAGCTTCTTCTGAGTTACCCATTTGACCCATAGCCTCCATTTTAGCTAGACCTGCTTTAGCCTCGTCACGCAACTCCATAATCTTTTCTAGGCCATGATATCTTACAACGTCTGCAGGAAGAACAAACTCGCCTTCACTTAACTGTGCAGGGATGTCATCACGCACTTCCTCTTTGGTAGAACCTATAGGAACATCATTACCTGATATAGGGTCTTTTGTGCCACCCTCATCTTTGAGACCACCAACATCAAAAAGTTCCATTTGTTTTTGTAACATAGCCCCGCCTTTATTTAAAAGTTTATCACTTCTTTCTTTTGCAGCCTTAATAGCATCTTCTAATGTTTTATGTTTACTCGTTGGTTTTATTTTACCATCCATAAGCATATTATAAATTTCATCTTCACTATATTCCACACCATCATGAATTGAAGGTACATTTATAAAGTTATCATTTACTTTTAATGTAATTGATTTTTCAGATACTAACTCCCCGTCAGAAGTTTTATAAACATCTCTACCTCCAGAAGACTTTAAAGATGTTTTAGTGCCAACTTTTTTAGCCATTCACTTCATCTCGCAAATATTTAAGTTTACGTAAAGCTGTGATAGCACCTTGTTGACGGTGCATCATTATTGTATCATCAGATTGCTCTAACACCTTTTGATGCTGTTCAATAGCTATATCAATGTAACTATTGAATGCTTCCCACTGGCGGTTGTTGCTCACTAGCGGCTTGAGGCGGCTGAGTACCTGTTCCTTGTTGTACATTTCCACTAAATCCTTGTTCACCCGGAACTGGTGCTTGACCTGTTCCTATTATTCCACCACCGGAACCTGTTGGGTCAAGTGGCGCACCTGTTGCTTGGCCTTGTTGTTGTTGTTCTGGGGGTGCTTGGAATTGTTTCATTAACTCTGCTTGCAGTGCAGCTTCACTCATGTTATTAGTTACTTTATCTGGGTCAAGGTCCATTGACTTAGCAATTTCACTAATTACATATTGAAACTTAGCAAACGGTGCAAGAGAAGGATTACTTGCAATCTGCAAGAACTGCATCAGTCTTTGACTACGCACTTCATTAGCCATTAGACTTTCTGTACCACGTGCCTTAACTTCTAAGTCACCTTTTATCTCTGGGTCAAAGTCAAACTGCATATTAAATCTAAAGAACCCTTCTCCCAAAGGACGCAATAGATAATCATCTACATTTTTGATAACTGTTTTAATACTACCACTAGCAGCATTCATTAACATTGATATGCCAGAGGCAGTTCTACCTACACCTGTTATACCTGTTTGACCATGTGCAAATGATGGCATACCTGTTGATTCATCTGCAAGCTGTCGTGCCTTATCAAACAACATCATATTTTCTGATGATACGTTCGGAAACTTAGTTCCAAATATCGCTTGACCCGGTGCGCCACCCTGCCTACGAAATACTTTGCCCGGATACAATGTTAAGTCTTGACCCGGCACTAGATTTGTTTCATCAACTTCAATAAGCATATTTCCTGATAAAACAGCATTGTCT